ATTGATGATCCTACAGAGCTTGGCCTCAAGGAGAAGATGAGTGCAGCCAAAGATTTGTTAGACAGAGCAGGGCTAGGTAAGACTGACAAGATTCAAGTGGAAGCAACCAATGGCATTATGATTTTGCCAGCCAAGGATAAAGAGGAAGACTAATGAAGGAACTGGGTTTAGGTAAGTGGATACTACCCCAGCCCCCTGACAAGAAGGAATATGTAAGGATACCCAAGATGGGTAGAACCATACCCTTCGGTTATAAGGATGATGACGAAGAAGGCTGGCTAGCACCAATCCCTTTAGAGCTTGATTTCTTAGAAAAGGCTAAGGTATTTCTTAAACAGTATTCCATGAGGCAAGTGGCAGCATGGCTTTCGACACAGACAGGTAGACCAATAAGTCATGTAGGTTTAGCTAAACGAATTAAACATGAGCAATCCCACAAGAGAAAGGCTTCAACTTACCGCAAGCTTACCGAAAGGTACGAAAAAGCCCTTAGGAAAGCCGAAGAGTACGAAGAAAGAACTGGAACAGCCCAAGATAGCGGTTACTTCCACTCAGGAAAATATAGAGACACCAGAGAGTCTTTCTCCAGAAGTACCATTGAATGAGATAGAAGCACAGAACATCATCTTCAAGCCCAATGCTGGGCCACAAACCTTCTTCTTAGCGGCTGGCGAGAGGGAAGTTTTGTACGGAGGTGCTGCTGGTGGCGGTAAAAGCTACGCTATGTTAGCTGATCCGCTCAGATATATGGGTCATCCACAGTTTTCTGGGCTGCTTTTGCGCCACACCACAGAGGAATTGCGTGAGTTGGTGTGGAAAAGTCAGGAGATGTATCCAAAAATCTATCCCGGAATAAAGTGGAGTGAGCGAAAGATGCAGTGGCAGGCTCCTTCAGGGGCTAGATTGTGGATGTCCTACCTCGATAGAGATGAAGATGTGCTGCGTTATCAGGGTTTGGCCTTTAGCTGGATTGCTTTTGACGAACTTACGCAATGGCATACCCCGTTTGCGTGGAATTATATGCGTTCTCGCCTACGGACACCGGCTGCTGACCTGCCAATTTACATGAGGGCCACTACTAACCCCGGTGGACCCGGACATGCTTGGGTAAAAAAGATGTTTATTGACCCCGCTCCTGCAGGGAAAGCCTTCTGGGCTACAGATATTGAGACAGGTAAGACAATGTCCTTCCCTAAAGGGCATACAAAAGAGGGGCAACCTCTGTTTAAGCGTAGATTTATCCCTGCTATGCTGACAGATAACCCTTATTTGGCAGAGAGTGGTGACTATGAGACCATGTTGTTGTCAATGCCTGAGCATCAACGCAAGCAATTGCTTGAAGGTAACTGGGATGTGTCGGAAGGTGCTGCGTTTCCTGAGTTTAATCGCAGCATTCACGTTGTTGAACCCTTCGACATACCCCATAACTGGACAAAGTTTAGGGCATGTGACTACGGATATGGAAGTTACAGTGCGGTAGTGTGGTTTGCGGTGGCTCCTTCGGAGCAAATTGTAATTTACCGTGAACTTTACGTGAGTAAGGTGCTTGCAAAAGACTTGGCTCATATGGTTTTAAGAGCGGAGGAAAATGATGGGCTTATCAGGTATGGCGTTTTGGATAGTAGTTGTTGGCATAAGCGTGGAGATACTGGCCCGTCTTTGGCTGAACAAATGATTAATGAAGGGTGTCGATGGAGACCCGCAGATCGTAGCGCAGGCAGTCGTGTTTCAGGTAAAAACGAAATACACCGCAGATTACAGGTCGATCCGTTTACAGATCAGCCTAGATTGGTTATAACCAGCAACTGTGTAAACACAATTGCACAGCTTCCTATCCTTCCGTTGGATAAACGTAATCCGGAAGACATTGATACGAAAGCTGAAGATCATTTGTATGATGCAATTAGATATGGCGTAATGAGTAGACCACGTAGTAGTTTGTGGGACTATAACCCTTTGTCATCTGGTGCGTCAGGTATGAGGATAGCAGACCCTCAATTTGGTTATTGAAAGTAAGATATGGACCCTAAACAAGATGTTACAGATTCTCAGAGCATTGCTCTTGACGATGCTAAGAATAAAGAAACCGATGCGTTCGAAAGTGGCGGCATCATTGGTTTTGTAACAGAACGATATACTCGTGCTGAAGAAAGTCGGAGGGCAGATGAGACCCGCTGGTTAAAAGCTTATCGAAACTATCGTGGCTTGTATGGCCCTGATGTTCAGTTTACTGAGACAGAAAAGTCTCGTGTGTTTGTTAAAGTTACAAAGACAAAAGTATTGGCTGCATATGGTCAAATTACAGATGTCTTGTTTTCTAACAGCAAGTTCCCTTTAACAATTGATCCTTCTGTTTTACCTGATGGTGTTGCTGAAAGTGTTCATTCAGATTTGAAAGACACTACTGCAGCAAAGCCTTCTATTCCTTTTGGTGAAGAAGGTTCTGCCGGCATCGGTAAAGACTTTACTCTCGATACTCTCGAAGAGATGCTTGGTGCTTTAAGTGAAGACTTGAAAGACCTGCCCAATCTTAAAGAAGGTCCGGGTGTAACTCCTACATCCATGACGTTCGAACCTGCAATGATTGCGGCTAAGAAGATGGAGAAGAAAATCCACGATCAGTTGGATGAGACAGGGGCAACTAAACATTTGAGAGCCGCTGCATTTGAAGCAGCGTTGTTTGGTACAGGTGTGATGAAGGGTCCTTTCGCTGTCAATAAAGAATATCCCAAATGGACAGAAGACGGAAAGTATCAACCTTTGATTAAAACAGTTCCAGAAGCTGCTCACGTTTCTATTTGGAACTTCTACTGGGACCCAGATGCAAACAATACAGAAGATTGTCAGTACATCATTGAGCGTCACAAACTAAGCAGCACACAACTTCGTGACCTTAAGAAGCGTCCCTTCTTCCGTCACAACGTGATTGAGCAATTGATTGCTGAAGGCGAAGTATATGTTAAGAAATATTGGGAAGATGATCTCAGAGATTACTCTCCAAATTTCGGAGTTAATCGCTTTGAGGTTTTGGAATATTGGGGCGTTGTTGATGTTGACACACTACTTGAGAATGAGGTTACAATCCCAGATGAACTGAAAGATGCCGGCGAGTTGCAAGCCAACATTTGGTGGTGTAACAACAAAATCATTCGCTTGGTTCTCAATCCGTTCAAGCCAGCAAAGATTCCGTATTATGCAGTTCCATATGAATTAAACCCCTACTCTCTGGCAGGTGTAGGTGTCGCCGAAAACATGGACGACACGCAGACCCTAATGAATGGCTTTATGCGTATGGCGGTGGATAATGCGGTTCTTTCTGGCAACCTCGTCTTTGAAGTTGATGAAACAAACTTAGTACCCGGACAAGACCTTTCTGTTTATCCCGGCAAAGTGTTTCGTAGACAAGGTGGCGCACCCGGACAAGCTTTGTTCGGTACACAATTCCCTAATGTTGCTTCACAGAACTTACAGCTTTTCGATAAGGCTCGTCAGCTTTCCGATGAATCGACAGGGCTTCCTTCTTTCTCACATGGTCAGACAGGCGTAAGCGGTGTTGGTCGTACAGCAAGCGGCATTAGCATGTTGATGAACGCAGCATCTGGTGGTGCTAAGACTGTTATTAAGAATGTTGATGACTACCTGCTTGGTCCTCTTGGAAAAGCATTCTTCAACTTTAATATGCAGTTTGACTTTGATGCAACAATCAAGGGCGACTTAGAAGTCAACGCACGTGGCACAGAAAGCTTGATGGCAAACGAAGTTAGAAGTCAACGACTGATGCAGTTCTTGCAAATTGTCAGCAATCCTAATCTTATGCCGTTTGCTAAGATGCCTTACATTGTTCGTGAGATTGCTAAATCTATGGACCTCGATCCAGATAAGGTTACAAACAACCTTGATGAGGCAATGCGGCAAGCTGCAATTTCACAAGCGGGTAGCCCTCAACAACAGGCCACCCCTGCTGAACAAGGCGTTGGCGGTCCTCCTAGTGTTGCTGATACAGCAGGCACAGGTGGTGGAAACATTGGTGTAGGAATGGCTCCTACTCCCGGAATGCAAGGATTCTCAGGTAATGAA